AAAAATCAAACGGTACACAGAGTAAATGGTACGATATTAGTAAATGGCAAAGAACCATATCCCGCTGAAAAAGTAGAATGGGAAAGTAATTTGTATTGGTTACTTAGAAGAAATGATACCGTTGCTACAATTACAAAGACGTATATCAATTACTTCACAGGTCAGTACCAAATCGTTAAGCTGCCACCTTTAATTGCTTCCAAAGATGAATTAGTACCAACAATCAATTCATCCTCTTACAGTGGAGACAATGGAGAAATAAACACTATGATTGCACCTATCTATAATATGAAAGGAGATACTATGATTATCAAAGTTAGTAATTATAACTCTAGGTTATTTATATTAGAAAAAATTGTATTAGAATAAATGAAGCAATCTAAAATAGAATTAGAATTGACTCCTATTACGGAGCAAAAATTAGAAGAGTTGGGGTTTGAGAAAGTATTGGAAGATGATGGTGGTGGATTCTATAATTATTTACTTAGATTACCAAAAGATTCATTAGACCCGAATTGCATGTGCCTTATTTCCTCATATAACAATGAATGGAAAGAGATTGGATTAGATGAGGGTGAATATATTGTAGAATTATTCGATAGTGGTGGGTTAGGTTTTTGCACATCGGTAGAGGAGGTTGATATACTGTATTATGTACTTACGAAACTTACCATATACCCACTCGAAAAATAAATTGGGGAAAAGTTGTAAAATTGAAAAATTTTTTGTATATTTGTGGTATCTTTTTATAGTATCATAATACCAGGACAGATAAAAGAAAAGCTTAAAAAAATAAAACTTAAAACACAAAAAAAAAGAAAAGAATATGAAAAGTTACACGAATCAAGAGCTAGAGACTAATTACAAGAAATTCTTAGGAATCGTAGATAAGTACATCACAGGAGAAAGAAAGGAAAAACTTTTGAATATGTACTCAATGGACGAATTAGGTCCTAATTTGATGTTATCACCTGCAAGTGGTAATAAGAACTTTCACTACGCATATGAGGGTGGTTATATTGACCATATTTTTAATGTTTGTAAACACTCTCTGAAGATGAAGAATCTTTTTATTGAATGTGGGGGTACTATTGATTTCACAGATGAAGAATTAATCTTCTCAGCTTTACATCATGATTTAGGTAAGTTAGGCACTAAAGGAGAGCTTCATTATGTTGCTAATGATTCAGATTGGCACATTAAGAACAGAGGTGAATACTTTAAAAGAAATGAAGCAATTCCTTTTATGGCTATTACAGATAGAGGATTCTTTACACTAGGTCAATATGGTATTACTTTATCAGATAAAGAATGGTTTGGTATCAAATTAACAGATGGTGTTTATGATGAAGACAATGAAAAGTATTACAAAGTATATGATACTTCTAAGTACCTTCGTTACACTATTCAGTATATCCTACATTGGGCAGACCATATGAGTACTGTTATTGAAAGACAGCAAGGATTGAAGGGAGACTTATTTTAAAATTAATTTGGTAGATTAGGCATAAAGTTGTATATTTACAAAATAAAAATAAAGGTTATAGTGAACACCTATTCTAAAGTTTCACACAATTTAAAACCAAAACAAAATGGCAAAATCGACAATCGGTGGTGTATCCACTAAACAGTTGGCCAGCGAAGTTATGAAAGCCCGATATATTCATGGTGATGAGTGGCAGGATTACATAGCTGACAAATTTGAAGAAGCGGGAATTCAACCCGAATTTTTTACAATCAATGATGGTTTCTCTGATAGAGAAGCTGATTATCAGTATGAAAAAAATTGGATAGAAGCAAAAACTTTTATTAATTCAGCTGAAGTAACAAAAATTGTAACATTGTTTAATGTTCTCAAGACAATGGATATCAGAATGGTTATTATGTGTGAATGGAATAAAGGGGATAAGGCATATGCTAAGAATGTTAAAGACTTAGTATCCAGAGGAATCTATGTATTAGAAGGTCAATCAGAATGTGAATCTTTCATTATTAATGAAAGTGTTATATTAAATCCTGATAAGGTAGTTAAAATGGCTGAGCCTAAATCTATTCCTTTTGATAGAATTATACCTCATCCAAATAACAGAGATTTGAATGTTAAGAATATCCCAACTATTAAGGGTTCTATTCTAAAAAACGGATTTTTTACTCAACTTAATGTTGTACCAGTTGGACCTGAAACAAAAATAAAGATGTGGGAGGAAAAGGTTAAACTACCAATTGGTATTACGGAAGGACAATGGTTTAATGAAGATTTTTATATGATTTTTGAAGGTCATACTAGATATTATTCTTTGAAAGAGTTATCCGAAAAGAAATATGTTATACCTGATATAGCTTGTACTAATGTACCTTGGGTTACTTCAGATGATATTGATTTGTTACATAAAATTCTGATTACTACCAATACTACATATGCTGGCTGGAAATTGAAAAATTATGTTTCCTCTCATAAAGGTAATTTAGAATTGCTAAATGATTTAGATGGTGTATATTCATATGGTAAAATATTACACGCTATGAACTTAGCTAAAAAACAAAAATGGGGAGAAGCCAATCCAGTTTATTTATTCTGTCATACTGATTCACTTGATTTCGATGATATGAAGCAAATAAAAAACGGAACATATCGAATTACTGAGACTGAATATTCGGAACAAATAAAACCTTTATTAGATTTTATGACAGAATTAACTAATAATAATAGAAATTTTAGTGGTACTGTTATGAGAGATATTATAGTTGATATACGAATATTATACAATACTAATCAGGCTATTAAAGATAGGTATCATCAATTTTTATCTTGGCTTAGAATGAAATTTACCAATGAATATACAAATGATAGATTTCCTGATACAAAAGAAACTGGCCAAGCTTTTTGGAAAGGAATTAAGAATGAATATGATTATCTTATCAATAATAATATGGCTCCAATTGTACCATATACACCCCCTAAGACCATAAATTCATTTGCATAATACTGACACTTTTTCACTAATATACTGACAATTTTACCATATCACTTCGGTGGTATGGTAATTGTTTTTATATAATAAACTAAACAAAAAAATTATGTACAACACAACTAAAAAAAATTACACAACACTTGATGAAGTGTTTGATTCGTTTTTCAACAATGCAGTTTTTACACCACCAACTGTGAAATACCAAAACTCAAGATTATCTATTGATGTAACAGAAGAAGAGGCAGTTATTGCTTTATCAGTTTTAGGTCATAGTAAAGATGATATTACTATTGAATTGGAAGAAGATGCAATATTTGTAAAATCAATAAAAAGAGAATTATCAAAAGTTGAAAATGAATTAATTCAAACTATTAATGATAGAATTTCAGTAGGAGATAAATTTGATGGAGAGAAAACTTCAGCTAAAATCACTAATGGAATTCTGTATTTAACTATTCCTAAGAAGGAAGAACTAAAACCAAAAAAGGTTACGATTAAAGTTGGTTAATTGAAAAATTATACCTATCTTTGTAAGGAAGACTAATACTAGTCTTCCTTTTTTATTTAATATATATTTATAATATACAACAAACAAAACAATTATGGCAAAGTTTCAACAAAGAATCATTGATAACAATGATGCAGCAAAACAAAGACTTCGTATCGTATTAGATATGATGAATGGTGGGAGACCGGCTAATAACGTAGAAGCAATTCGTTTATTAGAAGAAGTTAAGAACTTAATCGACACAAACAACGATTTAATTACATTAGGATAAGAATGAATTGGTTAAAGGTATTAGTTGGATTATCAGCTATTATTATAGCGGGTTGTGCTGCATACTTTTCCGTAACAGGATTAGGTGTTCTCTTCGCAGGAGCATCTATTTCTGTGATGGTAATGGCTGGTGCATTAGAATTCGCTAAATTAGTGGCTGCAACCTACCTAAAACAGACTTGGGATGAGATTAAGGGGTTTAATAAGTGGTATTTAACGATTTCGGTGGGTATCCTGATGATAATTACCTCTGCGGGTATATTTGGTTACCTTTCCAATGCATTCCAACAGCAATCCTTACAATTACAACAAGTGGATAGGGAAGTTGCGGTGTGGCAAACGAAAATTGACCAAAATAACACCCAAATTACCCAATTATCCACTCAAATTACTGAATCTAACACCAATCAGGGTAAAATTTTGGATGGTGGTAAGGTAAATAGTAGATTACTTCGTTCAGTTGATAATAGAGATAGAGAAATCAGTAAATTGAACGATAAAATTGGTAAATTACAGGAGGCTAATGCTAAAAATACCGAAGAAATCAACAAAATTAAGATTGCTAACATCGATTTAGAGAAAGAAGTAGGCGGATTTAGGTTTGTGGCGGATGCTTTTGGTATAGAACTCAAAAATGTGGTTAAATTCTTCATATTTTTGATTGTCTTTGTGTTTGACCCACTCGCAATTGCTCTTATTATCGCATTTAATGGGTTAGTAATGAAAAGAGAGGAAGAAAAAGTACCTTCTATGTATGAGGTTTACGGAGAAACACCGATATTGAAATCAGAGAAGGATGCTGAGGTGTTTTTTAATGAAATAGAGAATCCAACCCCTCCTAATGAAGCTTTAGTTGAAGCAAAAGAGAAATATGACGAAGAATTAAAAAAAAAGTCGTAGAAGAGGATTATGATTTAAATAATTTAACTCAAGATTTTAGTATAAGGGGTATAGATTTAGATGGAGATGGTTCTATTGATGGAATTGATACCAATGGAGATGGGATGATTGATAAAGTTACTGCGCATCCAAATAGAGCATATGTAGTCAAAGATATACTTCCCTATTACGCTAGACCTGATTTTGATTGGAACGATAAGGATAAATGGATTAACGACCAAAACGCAGTTAATTATTGGATTACTCATAGGAAAATTTAAATTCTATATCAATTTATTTGTAAATTTAAAATAATTTTAGTATCTTTGTATAATATCAAATAAAAAATATGAAATTAACTAAGATTGAATCAACTCCTTTTACAAAATCAGATGAGGAATTGATATTAAAAACATTAAAGCGTTACGCTAGTAGCACAAAACTTTCAGCAGTTTGTACCAGAAGTGTTAATCTACCATTCAGAGCATTTTATCTTAACACAGAAACTCCTCTTCTTTTAATTAATCCATACATCACAAAATATTCTAATGATGCATTTCAATCTACGGAAATGTCTGAATTTGATACCAATGGTAAATCTAGAATTGTAGTTAGAGCATTTTCAATTGAAGTGCAAACTGATAATTTGGGATTAGTTGTGTTCAAGGGTGATGTGGAAAAAGATAGAGAAGGATTAGATGAATGTATTTTTGCACAACAAATGATTGACCTATTAGATGGTATAACAATTGCTGATAAAAACATAAATCAACCTATTAAAAAACAAGTTCAATACGAAAGAAATCAATTAGTTATGGCGAAAGACCCTAGTGGTAATATTGAACAAATTAAATATAAACATATATCTAAATACATTGATAAAGGATATATTTTGATGTAAACTATGGAAGGATTACCACAGACACAAAAGGAACTGAATGATTTCCTTACTTCTAAAATGTTAGAACAGAGTAATCAATTATTATCTACTCAGATATTATTATATTCAATAGTTGATTTGGTTATAGAAAAAGAATTAGTTTCAAAAGAGGATTTAGAATCTATGATAGATACTAAAAAAGAAATTCTAGAAAACTGGATTAAAGATGAAGTAAAAATTCATAAAAAAAAGAAAAAAGATGATTCTCCGTTTATGATGCATTTCGGAGAACCTGGAGAAGCTTAAAATAAAAAATTATGGAATACATGTTGATAACGGTGTTAATTGTAATAATTGGTGTATTGTTTTATACACTAAAAACTGCTTTAGATAAAATAGAAGTATATGAACAATTTATATTAGATAGAAGAGATGCGTATTATCAACTATTGCAGAATATTAGAGATATTGATGCAAAGCAAATATTTGAAAAAGATGATGAGGTAGGAGTTACGTTTGATGAAATCAAAACTGAGATAGAAGAATTTAAAAATATTATAGAATAAAATGCCGAGAAAACCAAAAACACCGAAGAGTAAAATGTATTTCACTCTCGAAACGGAAGAAGCGATAATTGCATACAATAAATCGGATAATCTTAGAGAGAGAAATGTATTATATACGGAGAAAATTAAGTATCCATTTGAAAAAATAGCAGAGAACGTACTTAATACTTATAAATTCTCATACTTCGATGATGGGCATTCAGATGTAAAAAGAGAAGTAGTATCTCAGATGATTTATAAAATCCATATGTTTCAGGAGGGTAAAGGTAAAGCGTTCTCTTACTTTACTAGAATGGCATTAAATCATTTAATACTTTTAAATAATTCAAACTATAAGCGATATAAACAAAATGAATTGATGTCAGCAATGCCTGAGAGTTGGAATCCATCGGAGGATACAATGGCAATGGAAACCGCTGATAACCACATTGAATTTAGAACTCTTATGTTATCATATTGGGATGTAAGATTGAATGTGGAATTTGATAAGAAAAGAGATATTCAAATTGCGGATGCTATATTAGAATTATTTAGGAGAGTTGATTACATTGAAAATTTTAACAAAAAAAGTTTATACCTGTTAATAAGAGAAATGACAGGTCATAAAACACATTACATAACAAAAGTGATATCTACTATGAAAACTCATCAGGATGCGATATTAGAAGAATACCTTAACACAGGAGATATCACTATAGAAGAAGACATATTTTATAAATGATACAATTAGGAATAAGCTGTTATTATCATGATTCATCGGTATCCTTAGTTAAGGATGGTAAGGTGGTCTTAGCAGTAGAAGAAGAAAGATTTAGTGGGATAAAGCATGATAGTTCATTTCCAGAAAAATCAATCAAATGGATTATTGAAGAATCAGGATTTAGTTTTGAAGATATTGAAGAGGTTTGTTTTTATGAAAAACCATTAATAAAAACACACAGAATAGTAACCACCTGTTTAAAAAACCTACAAATAGTAGATGCTTTTAAATTCGCATTTAAAGGAGTTAGTCAATATAACGAATTAAGGAAAAAATTGAAATGGATGTTTTCCAAAGCCCAAATTAAATTTACATCACACCACAATTCACATATTGGATATTCGTATTTAACCTCTCCATATAGAGAATCGGCAATATTAAGTATTGATGGAGTTGGAGAATGGGATACCACTGTTTTAGCGCATGGAAATGGAAATAGTTGGGAAACATTAGAGGCTACAAAATTTCCACATTCGTTGGGTATGTTATATTCTACGTTTACCGCCTTCTTAGGATTCAAACCTAATGAAGGTGAGTATAAAGTAATGGGTTTAGCTCCATACGGTAACCCCAAAACATTTTCGCACAAATTTAGAGAAATAATTTTTCCTTCTAAGAAAGGTGGTTATACTCTTAATATGAAAATGTTTCAATATGATAAAAGTGATGAAGTGATGTTCACTTCGGAATTAGCAAATCATTTGGGTATTCTACCTCGTTTGCCGGAAGAAAAAATAACTCAAGAACATAAAGATTTAGCAGCTACCGTGCAATTCATTTATGAGATGTACTTTTTTCGTTTATTAAAAGATTTGCATCGCAGAACTAAATGTGATAATTTAGTATTAGGGGGAGGATGTGCATACAACGGAACTGCTAACGGAAAGATTTCAAAGAAGACAGGATTTAAAAATGTATGGATACCAAACGCGCCATCTGATGCAGGTTCATCTATTGGAGCGTGTTTAATATCATATTATAATAATACTCATCCACATAGAGTTGATAATACAAATCCTTATTTAGGTCCAAAATATCCTACAGATATTATCAAAAAGGAATTACAAAATTATAATAAAAAATTAATATATAATAAATTATCTGATGATGAAATTATTTCAGTTGTTGCAAACGCAATATCAAATGGTGAAGTTGTGGCTTGGTTCGAAGGTAGATTGGAATTTGGTGCTAGAGCCCTTGGGCATCGTTCTATTTTGGCTGACCCTACAAATGGGGAAATAAAAAGTAGAATAAATAGGATAGTAAAAAAGAGAGAAGGATTTAGACCATTTGCACCAATTGTAAAGTTGGAAGATGTTTCTAAGTATTTTGAATGGGATAAATCAGTTCCATATATGAATCAAATAGTAGGTGTTAAAAAAGAATATAGAGATATGTTACCTGCGATTACTCACGTTGATGGAACTGCTAGAATACAAACTTTAGATAGAGAACAATGTGTAAGAATTTATGATTTACTCACAGAGTTGGAAAAGCAAAACGAATACCCTATAGTTCTTAACACATCATTCAATATTAAAGACCAAACAATGATTAGAGACCCAAAAACGGCAATAGATACATTTTTGGATATTGGATTAGATATGTTGGTATTAGAGGATTATGTTATAACTAAGAAATGAAACGAATAGTTGCATACGGAGATAGTTGGACAGTTGGAGAGGGATGTAATCGAGAAATTGAGGATACCCTCTCTAAACACGAAAAGATAATCTATCAAAAAGAAAATAGTTGGGTTAAACACCTAAGTGATAAATTGGGGTTACCTTATCAAAATAACGGGATAAGTGGTAACCCCAATAATGTTATATTCAACCAAATAGTAGATGATATAAAAAGTGGAGAGACTACAAAAAACGATTTTGTTATTGTTATGTGGTCTTCATCACTTAGAGATTACCTACCATTTTTTCCAAAAGGCCCAAAAGGAGAATGGTTAAGTTGGAGTACTAAACATCTTATGGAAACACCTGATAGATTCTTCACATCTACCCAAACACAAAATAGATATTATGATTTCTTTATGGAAGATTATAAAAAATTCTATTTAACTAATCTATATAACGAAAATTATTATAGTATAGTTAATCAAAACTATATTATATTCCTACAAGAATTTTTTAAACATTATAAAATTAAACATATGTTTATAGATGGTATAGAAGATATGTTTATGGGTGTTTTGCCTCACTACGATAGAACGGATTTGATAGATGGTAGAGTTTATTGGCAATTCAAAAAACAAACCGCTAGAGGGTATCTAAATGAGTTTAATAGAGTAGATTTATGGGAACACACAGAGCGATGGGATACAAGAGGAACACAGCATCCTAATTTAGAAGGATATATATTATTATCAGATGAGTTATGTAGATTCATCAATACACAAAAAATTATTTAATAAGGTATTTATTGATATGGCAAAACAACAATCTACAGATTTTGTAATGTTTGGGGAAAAAAAGTTATCTGACTTATTCGGTGAGATATATTCCAACCAACATTCAAAAAAACAAAAAATAAGTGATTTGATTGAGGAATTTAAAAAACAAATCAGACATGCGGGGGATATTGCTGCAATAGGGCCGGTTATCAAAGATTTGGTTAAGTTCTCGGTAGAGAATGATGATATACTGATTAGATTAGCAACAATTGGACAACGATTCGTTGCAATGGAATATAAAGGAACTAACGATGGAGGATTATTATCCGACAAAGAAAAGGAAGAGTTACTGGGTGAATTGGAGAAGATTTCAAAAGATGTTCAAGCAAAAACTATGGATAAAGTAGATGATATTGAATATGAATTGGAAGAAATCCAAAGGAAACTTGAACAAACTAAAAAATAATGGCAAATGACCATTTAGCCACCGGAGGTGGTTATAACGTAAGTACATCTGGTAATATATCCACAAATAAAGCGGGTGCATATATTGCGCAGGTTACGGAGGTTTTTCTTGTATTTGATAAAGATGATACAGGTAGACCTATTATTCCTGGTTCAATAATGGTTCAGGGTAGCGGTCCTGGTAGAAGTGTTGATACTATTATACGACCGTTAGATGAGAATTTTTACGGAATTCCTCTCGTTACGGAATTAGTTGAAGTTGTAACTCAATCAGGAGTTCCTTATTATAGAAGATTTAATTTTAATTCAAATTTATTTTCTTCATCGGATGGTGAGACAGAAACTTCCGCAAATGATAATGCTGCAAAAGTAAATCCTAGTATAAGTATAAAGGATTATAAAACAGATTTTCAACAAACTAACTCTGGTAAAGATGTTAAGAAAAAATTAGGGGAGTATTTTAAAATTGGAAAAAGCAGAAGATTAAAATTATATGAGGGAGACCATTTAATTCAAAGTAGATTTGGACAATCTATACGATTTAGTGCATTCAATAATGATAAAAAATCAATTAGCCCTACTATTATAATAAGAAATAGTGAGTCACCTGAATTTTCTTCGGTAGACCTGAATAAGGAGATTGAAGAAAACATCAATAAAGATGGTTCTACGATTGCGATGACAAGTGGTGATTATGTATCTAAATTCAGTCCATCCTATATAACTAATAAGAAAGAATCGCTTGAAGAATACCCATCTGAGTTAAAAGGAAATCAAATAATAATTACATCTGATAGATTATTATTTTCTACCAGAACCGCAGAAACAATCTTCTTTTCAAAAGGAAATTATGCAATTGTAACGGATGGGGTGTTTTCGGTTGATACTAATTTAGGAATAACAATAGAATCAAAAGGAGATATTGATATTGGTGCGGTTGATAAAAAAACTACACTTTACATAGGGGATGGTGGGACTATAAATTTAGGAGATAAAAATATACAACCTGCCGTATTGGGTAATGCATTAGAAAATATTCTAATAGAAATAATTACGGAAATCATAAATCTACAAGCAGGGGGATTATTAACACCAGCAGGACCTACAAGTGGAATGAACCCTGCAAATCTTAATGCTTTGAAAGCTATTCAGAAAAAGTTAGTAACTATCAAATCTAAGAGAGTAAATGTAGCTTAATATGAGTTGGCAAATTTTTAAAAATGAGGTATTGTCGTTAATGAGTTCAGGACCACCTGACATTGATACCGTTGCCGAAGGTATAACAAACTCATATAATAAAGCGGTAACATCTCTTTCAGCTGGTGATAGGAGTTTTAGAAATTCCGTAGATAAGGGTAATACCGAAGCTATGAAAGCTTGGTTAGTAACCGTACTTACCCAACAATCGACTAGTGTAGTTCAGCTTCCGATAATTAATATGTTCGTAACTGGATTTATACAATATTGGACGGGTGCAACTTTGAAAAAAACAAATCTACCACCTATTCCTGCCGTGGGAGCAGTTCAGAATATATCTGTAACAAGTGTAATTGTAACGAATCCTGGAGTACCTGTTCCACAGATATATGATATGGATGGTTTAAATCAAATTGAACCATTTCTTGATAAACTGATAAATGCTGCGACAAAACATTTATTAACTGTTAGTGGAGTTGTGAATGTTAAGGCATTATATGGAGCACCTCCTACTCAAACTATTATGGATGGGTTAGTACCATGGGCTGGGTTTGAAGTGGAAAGAGCAGAAACATCACCGGCAGTAAATGATATATTAGAGCAATCTCCGAGAGAAACTACAGAGCCAGATGTTGATGAATCGGTTGTCACAACCGAACCAACTGCAAAGGAGTATCATGGTGGTAAACTAAATAAAAACGATACAAAGGCGGAAAAAGAGTACAATGAAAGATTGCCCGAAAGTAAGGGTCAGGAATTCCAAAAAGAAGATATAGATGTATATTATGGACAGGATGTAGGTTTTGCTGCTCAAAAAACCAATTGGGCTTGTTTGGTTACCAGTTTATCTAATTTACTTAAAAAGTATAAAATAAAGGATAAGAATGGAGTTGATGTGGTTAATGAATCAACATTCATAGATTTTAAAGGTGGGTATCAATATTCAGATAAAAATGTTGCAAAAGGAAAATATATGTCAGGTAACAATTTTAGTTCTGGAGTATTTTTTGCAGATGCACCTAAGCTATTGGGTGGTAAATTTACCAGAAGCCAGAAAAATATCAACACAAAAACTAGCCAAACAGATGTATATGAGGGATATAAAACTTTATTAAGAGCTATAAAAGCACCGATGATTATCAGAGTATCGGGTACATCTAGGAGACCTAGAGGCCATTTTGTGATAATGGTTGGTATAACTAAGAAAGTTGGAAATGCAGGTGGAGAGATAATTGTAAGGGATTGTGGTAGTCAAAAATCGGTTAGGTCGGATAAAACATATACAGTTGGAAGGATGTTAGCTGGAGGTGAAGCGGATGCTGGTTATAACTTCGATGCAATGTATTTTACCAAATCATAAAACTAAATATTTATATAAACAATAAACAATGTATGGACACGAACAAACTATTTAAAGCAATTCAAATAATCGTTCAGGAGGAAGTAAAAAAGGAAATTTCTCTTATTAAAGAAGAAATAAGAAAAGAGGTATTAGCTGAGGTTAAAAGAATACAACCGGTTAAACAACAATCTTCTCTTAAATCATTAGTAGAGGAAAGTGCTGACCCGTTCGATTTAGCTAACAAAATCTTAAGCAGAGATAGAGAAGATAAACAATACTCTAGTAATCCTCTGTTAAATCAGGTTTTAAATGAAACCTCTATTAGACCTAATTTTTCTAGAACAGATGGGGAGTATGGTACTATTACTCCGGATATGATTGGATATGGTAATCCACAAATCGGTATGCAACAGCAATATGTTAACACATCTGCTCCAATTAGTACCGGAAACGATATATTAGATAAAGCGATAGCAAGAAGTGCTAAGGTTTTGGCGGCGAGTAAAGATAAGAATAGATAATAAACTATGGCAATTGTAATTGATAGAAAAAATACCTTAGACCTTATTGAAAACGAAAGAGTTGCAATAGGAATAACTCTTCCACTTCAAAGGGGTTCAAATGGATATTTTTCTCAATCATTTCAAACTAAAGACCAAGTTAAATCAAATATTAAAAATTTGATATTAACTAGTAAAGGGGAAAGATTGATGCAGCCTGATTTTGGTACAAATTTATATGATGTATTGTTTAGTCAAAACACAGATGATTTGGAACAAAGCATACAGGATAGTATTGAAGATGCTATATCAATTTGGATGCCTTATATTAATATTGTTGAAATATTTGTAGACCAAAATAATACAAACATTGATAGAAATATCTTTGCGGTTTCATTGAAATATCAAATTTCAGGACAACAAACCCTGGAGACAGTAACATTTAATGTTGGATAATAATGGCGTTCAAAATAACAAATAAAAAAATAGGAAGAAATAGTAGGGATATTTCCTACCTTTCTAAAGATTTTACCTCATTTAGAGATAATCTTATAGAATATTCTAAAACCTATTTCCCTAACACATATAATGATTTTAATGAAACATCACCTGGTATGATGTTCATTGAAATGGCTTCCTATATAGGAGATGTGTTGAGTTATTATACCGATTCATCATTAAGAGAGAGTTTAATTCAATATGCTGCGGAAGAAAGAAATGTATTTGCTTTGGCAAATCTTTTAGGATATAAACCAAAATCAACCTCTCCGGCAGTAACTACACTATCAGTTTATCAGTTATGTAAAGCGGATAGTGTTGGTGAATTAGATACTAGATATTTAGTAAGAATACAACAAGGATTTAGTGTATCATCTACTGCAAACTCTGATATAACGTTCAGAACAACTGAAGCATTGGATTTTAATGACCCAACTGATAGAGATATAAGTGTATATAGTATAGATGAGAGTACTAAGCTTCCTGATTATTATTTAATAAAAAAGAAAATACAAGCAATATCTGCAAATGCACAGACAATTACTCGTGTTATCGGTTCAACTGAATCATTTCAATCTATAAAATTAGATGAAACTAATATCATTACAATAGAATCTGTAACCGATGATAACGGAAATAAGTGGTATGAAGTTCCATATTTGGCACAAGAAACGATTTATATAGATTACCCAAATGTAGAACAAAACGACCCAGATTTGTATCAATTTAAAGATACAGTTCCGTATCTTTTGAAATTACTGAAAACTAGTAGAAGATTTGTAACAAAGGTAAATGATGATTTCACTACTTCAATTCATTTTGGTGGAGGGGATAGTTCATTATCAGATGAGTTACTTATACCTAATATTAAGAATGTTGGGCTTGGATTGAATAATTCTATAGACAGAATGGCAGAATCTTATGACCCTACGAATTTTCTTAAAACAAAAACATACGGACAATCTCCTAGTGCGGGAACTATATTAAATATAATTTATTTAACGGGTGGAGGAGTTTCTTCAAATGTACCTCAAAGTGATTTAACAACGATACAATCAATTTCGTTTGATGATGATTTGATTAATAATTTGGAATTAGATGATTCTGTTTACAATTATGTTAAAAGCTCAATAGCGGTAGAAAATGAAATACCTGCTAAAGGTGGTAGAGGATTGGAAAACATAGATGAAATAAGAGAAGCCGCGTTGGCAAACTTTGCATCACAAAATAGAGCAGTAACTGCAAAAGATTATCAAATTAGAGCATTATCAATGCCTTCTAAGTTTGGTTCTATTGCAAAAGTATTCGCTATAGGTGATAATTCTCTCAATGCAAATTCACCTGAGAGTATTTTAAATTCAACTGATAATGTTACTCAATTTGCAGAAATAACTAAAACAATAGTTCAGAAGGCTATATCAAAAGGAAATAAAGTTCCTACAACCGATGAGATTAAAACAGAAGTTAGAAATTTTGTACAAAAAACAACACAAAATGCGGAACAAATTAATCCTTTTGCAATAAATTTATATACCCTTGGATATGATACTAACGGTAATCTAACTACTCTAAATAGAGCTGTAAAGCAAAACTTAAAAACATATATCAATGAATACAGAATGTTGACGGATGGAGTTAACATCATAGATGGTTTTATTATTAACGTAGGTGTGAACTTTGATGTAACGGTTTACAAAAATTTTAATAGTAGAGAAGTAGTTCTTACTTGTATCGAAGAAATAAAAGAATTTTTCAATATAGCTAACTGGCAATTTAACCAAACCATAAATCTTTCCGATATAGAATTGGTTATTGCTATGGTTGAAGGAGTTGCATCAGTTCAAAAAGTTGAAATTGTAAATAAGTGTGGAGGGATATACGCTAGAAATAGTTACGATATAAACTCAGCTACAAAAAATAAGATAATTTATCCATCGTTGGACCCATCTATATTTGAAGTTAAGTTTCCTGATAAAGATATTAAAGGAAGAGCAATATAATGATATACTTTGTAACCGCATCAAAAGATGCATCTGTTTATAGTTTAACTCCTACGAAAAATACGGGGTTAGATGAGATATTAACTATATCAAAGCATTATAATAGATTTGAAGAAAGAGATAATGCTAGAACTTTTATTCATTTTGATATAGATAATATACCATCTTATGTAACCGCATCAAATGTTGAATTACACTTATCACTTGCTCAACCAGAAGAGTTAGCGGGTTCATATACTCTATATGGGTATCCGGTAACAGAAAGTTGGGAAATGGGTAGAGGAACTTGGCCGGAGACCATAAACACCGATGGTATAAATTGGGAAATTCAAACTGGGGTTGATTTTACAACCGAAGTATCTCAATCTTTTACTTATTTTGGTGGAGATGTTAATATGAATATTAAACCTATCTATGATTATTGGACAGGTTCTACAAATTATGGAATAAGATTATCCCATACATCTTCTATAGAAGAATCTGGATTGGAATACGGTGTGTTAAAATTTTATTCCAAAGAAACAAACACTTTCCTACAACCTTTGATGAAACTTCAATGGGATGATTCTATATTTACAACAGGTTCATTATTACCATTAAGCGATTCGCAGATAATAATAAGAAGTAAAGAATTGAGAGATTCATATAATGAGGGTAATAAAATAAAGATAAAAGTTATAGGTAGGGGTTTATATCCAACTAAAACTTTTACAAACACCTTTACCTACAATGATATTAAATACCTACCTCAAACTTCATATTATGCAGTGAGAGAAGAGATAACTAAAAGAGTGATAGTAGATTTTTCAGAATATACAAAAATAAGCTGTAATTCCGATGGAAACTTTATTGTAATGGATACATCAAATTTTCCTACAAATAGAGTTTACAGATTATTATTTAAAGTAGTAAGAGACGGTA